CAATTTGCTCTGGCAAAACAGTTGAGGGTGGAAAGAAAAAGAAAAAAGCTAATGGTGGCATGATTAATAAAGTTTCACAGCAACGAAAAAAAATATCTAACTTCAACCAAGGTGGAATTGCAAAAGGTTGTGGTGGAGTTATGGAGAATAAACGTAAAGTAACTACTATTACGTAATGGCTAAAAAAGGATTAAGAGCATGGGTGAAAGAGAAGTGGGTCGATATTGGAGCTCCGAAGAAGAACGGAAAATATCAACCTTGTGGAAGATCAAAGGGAAGCAAAAGAAAGTATCCGAAGTGCGTTCCACTTGCAAAAGCCACACGGATGACAAAGTCGCAAAAGGCGAGTGCTGTCAGCAGAAAGAGAGCTGCAGGTAATCCAGGCGGAAAACCAACTAATGTCAAAACATTTGCAAAAAAAAATACTAAAAGACGTACGTAAGTGGTCAGAAGAATTTTTAGAAATACCTAATAAACATTTAGGTGGAATGCCTGCTTGTCCCTTTGCAAAAAAAACTTGGAAAGATGATAAAGTTGTTGTTGAGGTAAAAAGAAAATTTAAACAATATAAATCAGAATTAAATATTCATTTAAAACAATTAAACTTTAGTGTTCATGAAATATTAATTTTTTGTGATCCATATTTCAACTATACATTAGATCAATTTCAAGACATTATAGATGACTATAATGATTGGTATAATAAGAAGGATATATTTTTTATGGGTTTTCATCCCCTCAACCCAGCAAATGAAGAAGAACAAGAGTTTTTGGTCACTCCAAATGGGAGCACCCCTATTGTAGAAAGTGATTTGAAGTATTCTATGGTCTTAGCACAAAAGTTCTCGCAATTACAGGAAGCTTCTGATAAATTACACAGAATTGGTTATTATAAGAAATGGCCGACCGGGTACTATCAAGACGTTGTAGTATCTAGACATAAAACATATAAACGAATATTCGGAGGTCGAAATGAAGAAAAAGTCAGTTAAGAAACGTGGCGGTGGCATGATGCAAAAAATGATGGGTGGCGGAATGATGGGCCCTAAAAAGAAACAAGCTATGAAAAAAGGTGGCGCTGTTAAGAAACGTGGCGGTGGCATGATGAAGAAGAAAAAGTAAATGCCAACTTATGCTACAACAGCAGATTTTGATTTATCTATAGATGATATAGCAGAAGAAGCTTTTGAACGATGCGGTCTTCAAACTCGTAGTGGATACGATATAAAGACCGCAAGACGTTCTATTAATCTTATGTTAGCTGAATGGGCTAACAGAGGTTTAAATCTTTGGACAATTCAAAAACAAGAAAAAACTTTACCTGCAACAACAACAGAATTATCAGGTGCTAATTTATTTGGTGCAGGAGCTGAAGCAGCTCAACAAATAATAGACATTACAGATGTCGTGATCCGTGATTCAAGTAACAATGAATTTTCAACAACATCAATTAGTCGTTCTACATATTTAAATTATACCGTTAAAACAACCAGCGGAAGACCAAGTCAATACTACTTCGAACGTACGATAAACCCAAAACTATTTCTGTATCCTGCAGCAGATACCACTTACACTCTAGTATATTATGCTCTTGTTCGGATGAAGGACTCGGGCGATTACACAAATAATACTGAGATTCCTTTTCGATTTCTTCCATGTTTAACTGCTGGTTTAGCTTATTACATAGCAATGAAAAAAGCGCCAGACAGAATTCAATTATTAAAACAAATTTATGAAGATGAATTTCAACGAGCAGCTGATCAAGATGGTGAAAGAACAAGTTTATTTTTATCTCCTAAAATTTATTTACCTGGAGTTTAACAATGGGTAAATACGCATCTGGTAAATTTGCAAAAAGAATATCAGATAGATCTGGTATGGCGTTTCCTTACAATGAAATGGTTCAAGAATGGAATGGTTCATGGGTACACACCAGTGAGTTTGAACCTAAACAACCACAATTAGAACCTTTACCAATGGTTACTGATCCTCAATCTTTGCAATATGCAAGATCACAAGTAGCAGACTCAAGAGTTTTTGTTGGTGGTGCTTTAGGACCTATCAATGCAGGAAGAACAGTAGCCACACCACCTCAAGGAGAAGATGCAGCATATGATGGCGCTGGTTTTGGATTACAAGTAAATCAATTTGAAACACTAGATATGCCAGTTACTAATTTTTATGCAAACGGCGTAGCTTATGCATCTACTCAAAAAAGCATGATGCCTTTAAGTTTACAACAACCAAATAAACCTACAAGGTTGATATCTGCCGTAGGTAATGTTACAGTGAGCACGTCATGACCGAGTATTCAGATTTAACAGATAACGTAAGAAACTATACAGAAACAAGCACTACTGTGCTTTCAAATGCTGTTATTCAACCTTTTATTGAATCAATTGAAGATAAGGTAAGAAGAACAGTAGATTTAAATTATTACAGAAAATATGATTCAGCAACTTTGTCAGTTGGAAATGCTTTTTTACCACTCCCCGCTGATTGGGAAGCAACGAGGTATATTCAATTAATAAGTGCAACAAATGACAGAACTTTCTTGATACAAAAAGATATTTCCTTTATGACTGAATACGCACCAGATAGAACTGAAACTTCGACCCCTAAGTATTATGCTGATTGGGATCAAGACACACACTATCTTGCGCCAACCCCGAACGCTGCATTAACTGTAGAGCTCGCATACACGTACAAGCCTCCTGGTTTAACAAGTACAAATACGTCAACTTGGTTAAGTCAAAATGCTCCGAACGTGCTGTTATATGGTTGTATTTTAGAAGCACTTGGATACTTGAAAGGTCCAGCAGATATGATACAATACTATGATAAAATGTATAATCAGTCTGTACAGGCTCTTGCCGCATATGAGATGGGGCGCGACCGTAGAGACGAATTTCGGGACGGCGTTATTCGTATCCCTCTCGAATCAAGGAATCCATAGGAGATTATTATGGCAATTACTCAAGCTGTATCTAACACGTTTAAAGTGGAAATCCTGAAAGGCCTACACAATTTTACGGCAACGACAGGGAATGCTTTTAAACTAGCACTATACGATAACGAAGCAACATTAAGCAAATCAACAACTGCATTTCAACAAACTGATGAAGTTGGAAACTCAGGAACTTATTCTGAAGGTGGTGGAGCATTAACATCTGTTACTCCAGCATTATCAGGAGACGCTGCTGTTTGTGACTTTTCAGATATTTCATTTACAAGTGCAACTATTGCAGCACAAGCTGCTGTTATTTATAATAGTTCAACTGTAACTGGTTTAACAACAAATGCATCTGTTTGCGTCTTAGATTTTGGTGCTGTTAAAACTTCAACTTCAGGAACATTTACAATTACGTTCCCTGCTGCTGAAGCAACTGCTGCAATTCTAAGAATAGCATAAGGAGATAATTTATGGCCTCCGTCCAAGGATGGGGCCGACAAACCTGGAATTCGGGTGCATGGAATACTTTTGCGCCCGTTGACGCAACAGGTAATGGCCTCACGTCATCTCTAGGTTCGTTAGCGCTTACGGGCGATTGTAACATTACGCTTACTGGTTTAGGTACTACCTCTACTTTAGGAACGGCTGTAGGTACAGGTGGTCAAACATTAACGGCTGTAGGTAATGCAATTACCTCTGCGCTTGGAACAGAAACTGTTACAGCTGATTCTAATCATACGCTTACTGGTTTAGGTACTACAGCATCACTTGGTGATGAAACTGTTGCTACTCTATTTCAATCAGGTTGGGACAGAGGTATCGCTGGAGATAGCGGTGTCACTATTGGATGGAGTGACAATCTTTGGAATGTAACACAGCAATCCTATGCTCTTACGGGGGTACAAGGTACTACAGCAACTGGATCGCCAGTAGTTAATATTTCTGTTAATCCTACTATTACAGCAGCGGGATTAACTGTTTCTACAAATACACCAGGCACATCAATCTTTGTTACAGGTGTTCAATCAGCAGCTTCTATTGGTACGTTCTCTATATCAGGAGACTCCCAAATAACTGTAGCTGCTGCTAGTGAACCTGAACTAGATATTAATATAGGAACTGTTGCTGTATCAATTGGTAAGACAGCTTTTCCTTCAGGAAATGCCATTACTTCAAGTCTTGGATCTTTAACTGTTGTAGGAACATCTGTTGTTACACCTTCAGGTATTGCAACTACATCAACATTAGGTAGTCCAGCGATTTCAGGATCCACTCCAGTAAGTGTTACTGGTAATGAATTAACTTCTACCTCTGGTGAGCCTACAATAACGGCAGGAGCGATTGTTACACCTTCAGGTATTGGATTAGTTGCAGGTTTAGGAGATGCTACACAATCTAGTGTATATGAAGCTCCAAGTGTTGCTTTAACATCTAGCACTGGCGTATTAAATATTCGTACAGATGTAAGCTTTACACCTACTGGAGTTTCTGCTACAAGTAGTACAGGTAATTTACAAGGAACCTTCTGGTCCGTTGTAGATGATTCTAACTCGGATATTAGTTGGACAGAAGTTCATCAAGCCGCATAAAAGTTTTGACAAACTTGAAAAAAATTACTAAAACTTTATTAGGAGATTAAATGAGTTCAACTTATTCAACAGGCTTACGAATAGAGCTACAAACATCAGGAGAAAATTCTGGTACTTGGGGTACCATTACGAATAATAATTTCTCTCAAGTGTTTGAATTTGCAATCGCAGGTGTCTATTCTAAAGCAATTACTACAGGAACTTCAACCACACTAACAAACGGTGATGGACCACAATCTCAAGCAAACAACGAAGCTAGACAAAATCAATTAATTTTAACAGGAACAGTTTCTACAACTCACACTTTACAATTCCCAGCTACACAAAAAACTGTTGGTATTTATAATAATATCAGTGGTGGTGCAGACATATCTGCTAGATTAGGTGCTTCAGGAAATACTGCAACTGTTGTTAATGGTAAATATAGATTATTAGCTACTGACGGAACTAACTGGTATGATATTTTTTCATTAGCTGGTTTAGGTGAAGCTTGGCAAATTAAAACTGGTACTTACACAGCATCAGACGGAGATAATCTTTTTGCGGATACATCTGGTGGTGCATTTACAATTACTTTACCTGCTTCTCCTACAATTGGAAATCAAGTAAAAATTATTGACGCTGAAGGAACTTTCGGTACAAACAATTTGACAGTAGGTCGCAACTCGCAAAAGATACAAGGTTCTGCTGCGGATTTAACAATAAGCACTAATAGTGCGGGCATTGCTCTGGTA